TGCACAGTTAAGACTTACCGTGGTCTGCCGGATGACTGTGTGTTTAACGATGAGTTTATCGCAATTGATGAATTGACGACCCAGCAGTTTGATTACTTCACGAATTTAGAAGAAGTGAAGCGGGAGATTGGATTGTTTGGGATGGAATTGGAGACGGTGTAATGGAAGTTAAAAGCGTACATGCGCACCACATTCCGGCAAACAACGGTGTAGATCCAATTGACGTATTTGTTGTGTGGTATGGCGAACAAGCATTTCAAGTAACTATCCGTTGTTGGGATTGTGCTTGGACAGCCTACCGTGGTAGCTGCGGCAACGACTCAATTGAAGAATATTTTCTATACAACTGGTACGAACGTGAATGCCATGAACACATTGTTCAATTATTCCACACAACCTCAAGGCACACCACTCAAAAAGAAGAAAAGTGGTTGTTCAAGATTGTTCGGAATGTTTGCCAGCACTTTAAAAAATTAGCAGAACAGCCTTAGGAGAAGAATATGAATGCTGTTACTCAAGTAGAAAATCAATTAGGTCTTTCGCTCAAGGATTATGATGTTGATCAGGCAATGTGGTCTGCCCTCACATCATCAATTTTTCCAGGCGCAAAACCTGAATCAATTGTAATGGCAGTTGAGTACTGTAAGGCTCGTAATTTGGACATTATGAAAAAGCCTTGTCATATCGTACCAATGAGCGTTAAAGATGCGAAAACAGGGAATAGCGACTGGCGTGATGTGATTATGCCATCAATTGCAGAGCACCGAATCACAGCTTCACGCTCACATAGCTATGCCGGTATTGATGCACCTGTGTTTGGTCCAATGGTAAACATTAGTTTTGGTGGTGTTTCTCACACTGTTCCCGAGTTCTGCACTGTGACTGTTTATCGCATAATCCACGGTGAAAAGGTTGCATTTGCTCATACTGAGTATTTCGAAGAAGCGTGTGCCACAGTTAAGGGTGGCGGCTTGAATTCAATGTGGACAAAGCGCAAGCGTGGCCAATTAGCTAAATGTGCTGAAGCGGGTGCACTTCGCAAAGCCTTTCCTGAAGAAATTGGCGATGGGTACACTAAAGAGGAAATGGAAGGCAAAGAGATAATCGTTGGGAATGAGACAGAAACCCAAAAAAATCAATCTGAGATGCCAGAAGGCTACCAAGCATTTGAAGCCGAACACCTGCCGCACTTCAAAAATGAAGCACAGTACGGTACTAAGCGCCTGCAGACCGCCTACTCTGCTCTACCAAGCAGCAATTTGAAAAATACATTCTGGTCGAATCATGCTGCAAGTCTAAAAGAAATCGCACAATTTGCTGATCAGGCTTTGGCTCGCGAAGGAGAAACCTATGAACATTCTCCAGCGTAGTGATGACTGGCATTCTGAGCGATGCGGCAAAGTCACAGCAAGCCGAGTAAAGGATTTAAATGCCAAGCCAAATAAAGGCAAAGCTTTAAATGCATTGGGTTTAACTATTCTAGCTGAGCGCCTCACCGGCGTTCAGAAGGAAATCTTCACAAACACAGCAATGCAATGGGGTATCGATAACGAGCCTCATGCAATAGCGGCTTATGAAAATGAAACGGGTAACTTTGTAGTTGGAGCGGGCTTAATTGACCACCCTTTCATTGAAATGTTCGGTGCTTCACCTGATGGGCTTGTTAATGATGAAGGTCAAATTGAAGTTAAGTGTCCTGATACTACAACGCATTTGAACACCCTGCTGACTAAGCAAGTACCAGATGAGCACATTCCTCAAATCACTAGTCAGCTGGCTTGTACTCGTCGTGAATGGTGTGACTTCGTGAGTTATGACCCTCGCCTGCCTGAGTATCTGCAGCTGGTGATTATCCGGGTATTTGCAAAGGATTTGGATATTGCTGGGCTTGAGCAAAGCGTGATTGCTTTTAACAAAACGATAGATCAGGCAATTGATCAGCTCGCATTAAATCAGAAGTTAAAAGTCGCATAAACCTACTTTAATAAAAAAGTAGCCCGGATTTTTAGCACAGTTATTTATTTTAATAAAAGATTGGTGGTGACGATGAGTATTAAAAATCTAGAACCGATAGAAATTATTCGCAGTGAAATGGGCACTTGGACGCATCCAGCCTTTTCAGAATACATGAATGAGAATCTGAAAAACGAAGAATACGTCAGTAGTGATGAATGGAAGAAGTTTAAGAATCACTTTGATGTGGACACAGTAACATTCTGGATGGAAAGCAGTGTTAGCCCTGACGATTGGGAAATCATGATGGATGACAGTGATATCACCAAGTGGGAACCAATTGCACCAAACGGATTTTTCTTAATTGATATCAACTTTAGTGAAGATGATGCCTATGCCATTTTCGCTCGTAATAAACGTGAATGCGAGGTGGCGTGATGGATATTCAATCAGAAATCAATAATTTCGATGCTTTTGTAAAAGATAAATTTCCCGCTCTTGCGACAAACAAAGAAAATGGTAATTACTTTGCTAACTCTATGTATGAATCAATGCTTGCGGCATGGTTGGAAGCCAAAGCCCAAGCGGTGCCGGAAGGGTTTGTTTTGGTGCGTAAAGAATTGCCAGAAAGTATTGCAGAAACATTAGCACTAGATCGTGTTGCTAAACCAGTAGGCAATGAAATAGATCCTATTTGGATTGAGATTACTGAAAATGTTTACAAAGAACATTTACGAAGCAAGAAATGGGAATTGTGGCGCGATTATAAAGCCATGATCGAAGCTCAGGAGCCAGCCAATGACTGATTTCAACATCAGATAAAAATCAAACTAAAACTGTCAATCGGTTTTCCTGTAGCTAATCGCGAGGAAGAAACTTTTCTAAGTGAGCATATCTCTGAGGAAGAGTGGAATAAATTGGGGTTCTTTGAAAAAGATGAATTTATTCAAAATGAAATTCTTCGCGAATGGGCATACGACTATATAGAAATGTCGGCATATATCGAGGACGAAGCCAATGACTGAAATTCAAAAAACAAACATTGCTGTGGCCAACTTCATCATTGATGAGTTGTACAAAGAGAAGCCGTTCGATCTAATTCTCACGCCTCAACAGTATTCATCCTTTTTGAATATCGTTGAGAATTCGCCTACTACTGGTCTTAGCTATCGTTCATGGCAAGAAGGTGAATGTATTTTAGTTGGTGTGGATAAATCTAATGTAGACCAGATTTATCACAAGCTGAGCATCTACATCGCAAAGAATGACCGGTTTAGTGTGGTGAAGAGTTTGGGAGAGATGGTATGAATCTGATTGAACAGTTGGGCGGGTATGAAAGTGCTAAATCTAAGTGCGACAGGGCCAATAAGGAAGGTTATTTATTATTAAGTGTTCCGGTTCAGAATGGCTTTGGTGACATTTACGTCCACAAAGTTGAGGAAGCGCTTTTAGAATACCGCCGCGCCAATAATATTTATGAGGTTGGGGATAAGGTAGTGCTTGCAGGTGATGGCACATGGGGACATCTGTTTGAAGTTGAAAAAATGTCACCAAAGGGCAGAAAACCAACAAAACTGAAAACTGATGTTTTTGGAAATTTCCACGTTGGTTGTAATGTTGTGCGCCACGCGACAGACGCAGAAATCAAAGCGGGTAAAAGATTGGAGCTAACCAATGGAAAAATTTAAGCCTGGTGATTGGGTGGTGATGGATAATTCCGATACGAAGGTATACCAGATTAGCCATTATTCGCACATTGGAAATGGATTTATCATGAAGTGTGGTGGTCGGTTTTCTTATAGCCTTGTTAAAAGAAAAGCTTCGCCAGAAGAAGTTAAGGTGGGTAAAAGATTGGAGGTAGTATGAGCGAGTACACAATAAGGTCATTAAAAGACTTTCATCGCATCCCTGCTGACCGGCTTCATGATTGTCTGGCTGAATTTGAGGAAAGTGTGAAGCTTATGAATCTCATGATGGACAGCATGGATCTGCCACTAGAAAAAGCTGGGATTGAATACTTTACATGGCAAGATGACGGGAAGAAGGACATCGCACAGAGTTTTAAGTTTGGTGAGGATGTAATCAGACTGGATGTTAAAGAGCGGGAGGATTGATATGAAATGGTACTCAATGCGCCAAGTTGCTAAAGAGCTAGGCATGGCAGTAAATACTTTTAAGGCAAATTATTTAGAGAAGTTCCCACCAGATCGGGAAACCGCGAAGTATAAAGGTTATACACAGGCCTCTCTGGATAAGATTAAACAAGAATTAGGCGCTAATTAAGCGCCTTTCATCCATTTATCCACTTCTGAAGAATACCACTCCATTAGTTCCACCCTTTCATCCCAGTATTCAGCACGGTTATAAATGCCACGAATGCGGTCTTTCGGAACGTGGGCAATCTGGTACTCAATCACATCAGCACGGAATTTCTTGGCATTATTGGCATGAGTTGAAAAGAGGGAGCGGAAGCCGTGAGTTACCATCTGGCCGCCATATCCATTTCTTTTAATAATAGCTAAGACGCTTTCAGAAGGAACATGCTCACCTAAACGACGAGTGTGCTTGAATATATAGCCATCATCTTTCTTATGATCATAAAGTTCCTGGAATAAAGTTTTGGTTTGTGGCGTTAAGGGAACCGCATGATCACGACGCATCTTCATACGTGAAGCTGGAATTACCCAGATATTATTATCAAAATCAACTTCGCCAGTATCCCATCTTGCTTTTAGTAACTCGGAGATCCGCACTGCTGTGTAACATGCAAGCTTAAGTGCGTGTAACAGTTCGAGTGTAACAATACCGCCTTGCACTCGCTTCCAGAATTCAGGCATCTGCTCTGCATCAAGTGAAGGCATGTTGCGAACTTCTTGCTGCGGAATAACATCGCCAACCAGTGTGCACGGATTCTTTTGTGTATAGTCAGATGCGATAGCAAAGTTAAAGATTTCATTTAACAGGCGTAACGAACGTTTTGCGGTTTCAAGTGTGCCCTTGCTTACCATATTTTTTACAGCTTTAACGACCTGTTTGCGCTCGACCTCATCAATCGATTCATCAATAAAATCTTCTGTAATATAGTTAAGTCGATAAATTACGGTATCTATATATTTTTGACTGGACCAGCGTGGAGTCATCAAGGCCAGCCATTCATCAATAACCATTCTGACTGTCGGCGCGTCTAAAACTTTTCCTTGTAGTTCAGCTTTAACCTGACGTGCGAGTTGACGCGCCTCTTTACATCCGATTTCTGGATATTCACCAATTTGTTTTCGGTTTTGTTTGCCATGAACACGATAAGACAAAACCCACTTCTTTTTGCCTGTCGGCATGACTTCTATAGACAGACCTTCCCCGTCCGCTTTTGAGTATCTTTTTTCTTCTGGCTTTAAACTTTTTACTTGAGCGTCTGAGAGCATGGCCTGTTACACACGTGTCACAACTGTGTAACAGCTTATCTTGATTAAGGTTGATTATCAATGATCAAGATTGCTTAACGACAGTCGAATTATAGGCAATAAAAAAGCCCTAAATCATTAAGATTTAAGGCTTTTTCGGTGGTTTTAATCAACTTTAATTAAGATTAATTAACTTTGATTTAGAATTTTGGTGGAGGTGGCGGGAGTCGAACCCGCGTCCGCCAGCACTACACTCGAGAATACTACATGCTTAGATATCGTCTACTTTTTTAACTCTTTGTGACCCGACGAACAGGGTA